CTCAGACAGAGATGTAAAATTTACTACTGTAGTAATGCCCGTCTCTTGTTGGTAATACAGAAACCCAACCTCCCACCCACACCCAAGCGGGTGTCGTATATTAGTATTATAACTGGTTTCCAACCAGTAGAAGGTGGGGCAGTACCATCCATCCGCTTCATACATAATGATACAATGAATGACACAGTTCTATTAGAGAGAATCGCAAAATCCCTTGAGACGATTGTAAGTGAGGGATTACATATCACTATAGATCATGGTCACATTGAACATATAGATCATGTGGATCATATTGATGCTATCGATCATACTCATATAGATGATATCGGAGAGATCCATGGCGATGTTGTTACCCATCCTAAGAAGTTTTAATCATGGCAGTAAAACTTGTTCTATTAAAATCAAATGAAGAAGTTATTGCCGATGTGCAAGAACTTGTAGATGAAGATCAGAAAGTAATGTTCATGGTGCTTACCAATGCATATTGTTGTAAGTTGATTGAAGCACCTCAAATGCTGACAGAAGGTACGGAGGAAAAGGATGCTCAATATAGTGTTCAGTATTATCCTTGGATGCCTTTATCCGCAGAAAAAAGAATTTCAATAGACCCTACTTGGGTTGTTGCAGTAGTAGAACCATGTGAAATGGTTAAAACCTCTTACCTAGACAGGATGAAACAGGAAAATGGAACAGGAAATTAAGATACTAGTACTGATCAATAATGATTTGATCATTGCTCAGGTAGAAGAAATAGCTGCATTGGATATGGGAGATCCTAATTGTAAATTGATTGCTCCTTATACAGTCAATCCTCTTAACGGAGATTTAAATCCTTGGTTAAGTGAAGTTACAGATGACACCGAAGTCATGATGGCTAGTGATAAGATATTAACATTGGTCGAACCGCATAAAGCAATAGTCGATTCATATTTAAAACTGGCAATTACGGAATGAGATTCTACACTAACGTTTATCAGATAGGTAATAGTATTCTGGTAAGGGGTTATGAGAATGGTAAGAGTTTTAGTGATAGGGAAGAGTTTAAACCAACCTTCTATGTCCCTACTAAAAGGAAATCTAAGTGGAAGACTCTTGATGGTCAGAGAGTAGAACCAGTTAAGCCTGGAACAATTAAAGATTGTAGAGAGTTCTTGGACAAGTATTCAACTGTCCAAGGATTTTATGTTCATGGGTATGAACGATATGTTCATCAATATATTTCAGAGAAGTATCCAGAACCAGAAATTAAGTTTGATATTGAGAAGATTAAATTAGTAACAATTGACATTGAGGTTGCCGCTGAGAGTGGTTTCCCTGATGTTTTTAATTGTGCAGAACAACTCCTTCTTATTACAATTCAAGATTATAATACTAAACAGATTATAACTTGGGGAACAAAACCATATACAACAAATAATAAAAAGAATCATCGTTATATTGACTGCCATAACGAGGCAGGCCTGATACAGGAATTCCTAAGTTGGTGGCAAAACAACACGCCTGAGGTCATTACAGGGTGGAACTGCGAACTATATGATATCCCATATTTAATTGGTAGAGTCACAAGACTTATGGGTGAGAAAATGGCCAAGAGATTCTCACCTTGGGGTATAATTAGGAAGAAAGAAATTACTATTCAAGGTAGAGATAATATCTCATATGACCTTGCTGGTGTATCAGTTATTGATTATCTTGACCTTTATAAGAAATCTCCTGCAACTTCCAATCAAGAGTCATATCGATTGGATCATATTGCTAGTGTAGAACTAGGTCAGAACAAATTAGACCATAGTGAGTTTGATACTTTCCGAGAGTTCTATACTAAGAATTGGCAGAAGTTTGTAGATTACAACATCGTCGACGTTGAACTGGTAGATAGACTTGAGGATAAGTTGAAACTTATTGACTTGACATTTACTCGTGCGTTTGATGCCAAGATTAATTTTACTGATGTTGCCTTTCAGGTGCGTTGTTGGGATGCGATTATATACAATTATCTGAAGAAGAAAAATATTGTTGTACCACAGAAGGAACGTAATCAGAAGGATGAGAAGTATGCTGGTGCATATGTAAAGGAACCTAAGCCTGGTAAGTATGATTGGGTAGTATCCTTTGACCTTAACTCACTGTATCCTCATTTGATTATGCAGTATAATATCTCACCAGAGACATTGGTGGATACCAAACACCCTAGTGCCACAGTGGAGAGACTATTAAATCAAGAGATTGATATTGAAGGTGACTATGCCGTGTGTGCTAATGGGGCACAATTCAGGAGAGATCAGAAGGGATTCTTACCTGAGTTAATGGAGAAGATGTATAATGAGAGGGTCATCTTTAAGAAGAGGATGCTCAAGGCAAAACAAAAGTATGAAAAGACTCAGACAAAAGATCTTGAGAATGAAATTTCAAGATGTAACAATGTCCAGATGGCAAAGAAGATCGCTCTCAACAGTGCTTATGGTGCTATCGGGAATCAGTATTTCAGGTATTATAAACTTGCTAACGCTGAGGCCATTACCCTTTCTGGTCAAGTATCTATTCGTTGGATAGAGAATAAGATCAACCAGAAGATGAATAAGATTTTAAAAACCGAGGAGAAAGATTATGTTATTGCTTCTGATACCGATAGTATTTACTTGCATATGGGTGATTTGGTTGAAGCTGTATACAAGGGGAGAGAGAAAACTACTGAGGGCGTTGTTGGGTTCCTTAACAAGGTCTGTGAGATGGAACTTGAGCCGTATATTGAAAGTTCTTACCAAGAATTGGCCGACTACGTTAATGCCTACGACCAAAAAATGATAATGAAAAGGGAGAACATTGCCGATAGAGGTATATGGACTGCCAAGAAAAGATATATTTTAAACGTATGGGATAGTGAAGGTGTCCGTTACGAGAAAGCTAAACTTAAGATCATGGGTATTGAAGCAATCAAGACTTCAACCCCTGCACCATGTCGTAAGTTCTTGAAGGATGCCTTTGGTCTATTGATGACAGGTACGGAAGATGAGGTTATAGATTACATTGCACATTGTAGAGAAGAGTTTAATGCTCTTCCACCAGAGGAGGTTGCTTTCCCTAGATCAGTTAGTCAGATTACTAAGTGGAAGTCTTCTTCAGACATGTATAATAAAGGATGTCCTATTCATGTTCGGGGTGCAATCTTATATAATCATTGGACTAAGAAGAAGAAATTAAATAATAAGTATGCTGCTATCCAGAGTGGTGAGAAGATTAAGTTCTGTTATTTGAAGACTCCTAACTGGATGCATGAGAATGTTATATCTTTTATTCAAGACTTCCCTACCGAGTTGGATTTGAATAAGTATGTGGATTATGAGTTACAATTTAATAAGTCTTTTATGGAACCTATTAAAGTTATATTAGACTGTATTGGTTGGGAAACCGAACGTAGAAATACATTAGATTCATTCTTTGCATGAGTAAATTTATTGTTATGTGGAGTGATACTGGTATCTTCACAGAAAAAAATATGAAAATATTTGAATCAAGAGATCCTGCAAATTGGTTTGCAAAAGATCTAGAAAGGGTGTATAATTATGTTAAAGTACATACAGCACGACAAGGGGACTTTGATGACTAAGAAAAGAATAGTTACCTTAGTTACTGGAGGATTTGATCCACTTCATAGTGGCCACATTGCTTTATTTGAAAAAGCAAGAGACTTAACAAATTATCTGGTAGTTGGAATTAATACTGAGGAATGGTTAACACGTAAGAAAGGACAATACTTCTTACCTTGGAAGGAACGTGCAGAGATCATTAGACATCTTGATATTGTTGATGCTGTGATTACTGTAGAGGATGATGATGATGGTTCTGCCTGTCATGCAATAGAAAAATGTTTAGAGATTGCTGATACGGTTGTGTTCTGTAATGGTGGTGATAGAACCAGTGGTAACATACCAGAACTAGAAAGGTTCAAGGATGATCCACGAGTAGAATTTGAATTCGGTATCGGTGGTACTGATAAGATGAACAGTAGTTCATGGTTGTTACATAACTATTTCGAGAGACAACGTAAGATTGTAGGGATCTAATGAATTGTTGGCATTGTAATACAGAATTAATCTGGGGTGCAGACTTTAGTGGAGAAGATTATGGTTGTGAAGATGTTTATTCTATCGTCACCAATCTTTCATGTCCCAAGTGTGAATCATTTGTAGAAGTTTATTATCCGAAAGATGCCTGAAGAAGTAGATTGGGGAGAATTAACATTACCAAATACTCCTTTATTCAGAACAACTTTACCGAAACATATTATTGATTATGTTTGGGAGTGTGTTGAAGATGCTAAGGAGAAAGATGTAAGTTGGAATCATAACCTTGCAGGTCATATTTCTAAAAGTTTAGAGATGTATGATACCAAAGGTACATTCTGGGATGAAGTAATGTATCCTATTACTTCTCATATTGTTGATAATGTCCATGGCAAATGGTTACCAGATCTAGATCATACTGTTAGAGTTACTCCTTTCTTAAGATGGTGGGTTAATTTTTCAAAACAGACAGAGTTTAATCCTCTTCATGCCCATTCTGGTTGTTTATCATTTGCTTTGTGGTTAAAGATTCCTACTCATTGGAGGGATCAACATAAACTTCCATTCTGTCATTCAACTGGTACTCCTGCTGCTTCTGGTTTTATGTTTACCTATTCTGATATTCTTGGGAATCATTGTGAATATCCTATTCACATGAGTCCAGAGATGGAAAATCAGATGGTAGTATTTCCAGCATCACTTAATCATCAGGTTTATCCTTTTTATGGATGTGATGAAGAGAGGATCTCTGTAGCTGGTAATGTATTATGGAACGTCAAGAATAATTGACATACTGACTTTTTTATCTTATACTATGATTATGGATTTACCTCTAAATAAAGCTGAGTTTGATTATATCGTTACTACCTTGTGGAAGTGTCGTGGTAGTGAGAAACAATGTACAGATTTGTACAATAAATTAAAATTGGTTAAGGAAGTTATGGATGAAAATCCTGATGGACCTTATAAAAAGATACTTCGTGAACAACATGGAATGGTAATATGAAGATTGAACTTGATTTAACTAAAGAAGAATTCTTTGAGGTTGTTGATGCTACAAATAAGGAGCATTATGATTGGAATAAAAGAGAGTTCAAACACAACATTTATTTAAAATTGAAAGAGGTTTATGATGGACTTTCTTAAAGAAATAGTAAAAGAAATCGGTGATGACTACACCCAACTCGCATCAGACATCGAAGGAACAGAACGATTCGTCGATACAGGATCGTTCATATTTAATGGACTTGTTAGTGGCTCCCTTTTTGGCGGTGTTTCTGCTAATAAGATTACTGCCATCGCTGGTGAGTCTAGTACTGGCAAAACTTTTTTCTCGCTCGCTGTGGTTAAAAACTTCCTCGATACTAATCCTGATGCTTATTGTCTTTATTTCGATACTGAAGCCGCAGTTAATAAGCCATTATTGGAATCTCGTGGAATCGATCTTAACAGATTAGTTGTTGTTAATGTAGTAACCATTGAGGAATTCCGTACCAAGGCACTTAAGGCAGTTGATATATATTTAAAAAAGAGTGAAGCTGAACGCAAACCAGTTATGTTTGTGTTGGACTCTCTGGGTATGCTTTCTACAGAGAAAGAAATTAGAGATGCATTAGATGATAAACAAGTCAGGGACATGACCAAATCCCAACTTGTTAAGGGAGCATTTAGAATGCTTACACTTAAACTTGGTCAAGCAAACATACCCCTTATAGTTACAAACCACACCTACGATGTTATCGGTTCTTATGTCCCAACTAAAGAAATGGGAGGCGGCTCTGGTCTCAAATATGCCGCAAGTACGATCATTTATCTCAGCAAAAAAAAGGAAAAGGATCAGAAAGAGGTTATTGGAAACATTATTAAAGCTAAGACACATAAATCAAGACTCTCCAAAGAAAATAAAGAAGTAAACATACGTCTTTATTATGATGAAAGAGGATTGGATCGCTATTATGGTCTCCTAGAATTGGGGGAACTTGGAGGAATGTGGAAAAATGTTGCTGGACGTTATGAAATGAATGGTAAAAAGATATATGCTAAAGAAATCCTTAAGAATCCCACAGAATATTTTACTGACGATATAATGGAGAAATTAGATGCGATTGCAAAAACACAGTTCTCATATGGTGAAGGTATATGATAATATCCTCTCAAATAAATTATGTGATGATCTAATAAATTTATTTGAGAATTCTGTTGAACATCATGAATATTTTAATAATAATCATAAACCCTGTTTCACACAGTTAAATTTAAATCAATATCATATGAAGGTTGTGAGGAATTTAATTCCTTATGTCCAACAGGTTTATAGTAAATATAAAACAAAATTTCTTCCAGAGCTATCTTCTTTGGAAGAATTTCGTATCAAAAGATATCTTACAAATGGTGATGAAAGATTTGATGAACATATAGATGTCACAAATTATTCCACTGCAAGAAGGGTCGTGGCATTTATTTTTTATCTGAATGATAATAATGGTAATACTGTATTTTCATCCCAAGACTTGAATATCAGACCTGAGTGTGGTAGAGTACTTGTGTTCCCACCTACTTGGGAATATCCTCATTCAGGATTACCACCTTCGAATGATCCGAAGTATATCCTGAGCACTTATATACATTATGGAACGAATTGAGACTACTATTCTGAGGAATCTGATCTTTAATGAAGATTACTCTAGAAAAGTAATACCTTTTATTAAACCAGAATATTTTGAGCAGAGATCTGAAAAGATAATCTTTGAGGAGATAACACAATTCATTGTCAAATATAATTCTTCGATTACGATTGAAGCACTTAATATTGAGACTGAGAATAGAACAGATCTGACTGAAGAAGAAGTAAAGGGTATTAGAGAGATTAATAATTCTCTTACAGACTCTGTAGTAGAAAACCAGTGGTTGATAGATTCTACAGAAAAATGGTGTAAAGATAGAGCCATATATTTGGCACTGATAGAATCTATTGCTCTTGCTGATGGTCAGGATGATAATAAAGGAAGAGATGCTATTCCTAGTATCCTTTCAGATGCATTAGCTGTATCTTTTGATAATCATGTGGGTCATGATTACTTAAGTGATTATGAGGAACGTTATGAATCGTATCATAGGAAAGAAGATAAGATCCCGTTCGACCTCGAACTCTTTAATAAGGTTACGAAGGGTGGTCTACCGAATAAAACTCTCAACATTGCTCTTGCTGGCACAGGGGTTGGAAAGTCTTTATTCATGTGTCACATGGCTAGCAGTATCCTTCTCCAAGGAAAGAACGTCCTCTACATCACTCTCGAAATGGCAGAGGAAAAGATTGCGGAGAGGATTGATGCTAATTTACTT